AGTCGCCCCTGATCGTCCCTGCCGTGTCAGTGACCGTTCGGGATGCCTCGGGCGCGACCGTTTACACGGGCGACGCGACCAGCTCGGGCGACGAGTGGACGGCCACCTTCCCGGCGGTCCCAGAGGGCGTTTACACGGTGTCCTGGCAAGCCGGCCAGACGGCCACGGACACAACCGGCTTCGAGGTAGTTGGGGGCTTCCTGTTCACCCTGCCCGAGGCCCGCGGATCGGACATGGACCTAGCGGACTCGGCACGGTTCCCCACGGCCGAGCTGAAGCACTACCGGGAAGTGGTCACGGATGAGTTCGAGACCATCACGGCCCGGTCGTTCGTGCCCCGTACGGCGCGCGTCGAGGTCGAGGGGGACGGCTCTTCGAGCCTGTACCTGGGGTACTTCGATGTGTCCGCCCTGAAGGCCGTAGACGGCCCTTCAGGGGCCGAGGACATGACCGGCTGGACCGTTGACCCTTCGGGCTTCGTGAAGGCCCCCTTCGAGCTTCGGGAAGGCGACCGGTACACGGTCACCTTCGGATACGGCTTCGGCCAGGTCCCCGAGGACGTGAAGCGCGCGGGCTTGCTGCGGCTCCGGTCCGTCCTTACGGCCGAACGGTCCGGCATCCCTGATCGGGCTACGGCCTTCGTGGCCGCCGAGGGCGGGAACTTCACGCTCGCTACTGCGGGCCGGAACGGTTGGGAAACCGGCATCCCGGAAGTCGACGCGGTTCTGAAGCGATACAAGTTCGGCATTTTCTATGACGTGTTCGGGGTGGCCCGGTGAGTACGCATGCCTTCGAGGCGAAGGCCGCCCTTCGCGACATGATCAAGGGCCTTCCGGCCCTGGCCGGCTATCAAGTCACCTGGGGCTTCCCGTCCCGAAGCCCTGAACGCCGTTGGGTGTTCGTGGGCGAAGTGATGTGGCCCGATTCGCAATGGGTGACCAATCGAAGCCGTGAAGAGGTCTTCGAGATAAGCGTCATTGTGAACTGTCAGCTTTCCGGGGCGACTTCGGAAGAGGTCGAGGGGGAGCTTCAGCGCATGGCCGCCGGGATCGAGGACGGCATGAAGGCCGTCCCGAATCTCGGTATTCAGTCCGTCGTCACGTCGGACTTCGTCCCTAAGAAGCTCTCTAGCTTCCCGTCAGATCAGGTCTATGAAGGCCAGTTCGAAGCGGTTGTTCGCGTGAAGGCGAGGCTGTAGTGAAGACCGTTGCTTACAACGGGCCTTATTCGGCGGTAGAGGTTCCCTCGCTGGGTCTTACCGCCGTGAAGGGCGACCCTATCGAGGTCGCCGACGATATCGCCCCGGCGCTTCTTCGCCAGGGTTGGCAAGAGATCAAGGCGAAGAGGGAGACGGCTAAGTAATGGCCACGGTTCACGATTCATACTTTGGTGCGGCGGACGAGTCCACCTACGGCACCGCTGTTGCCCCCTCGAAGTTCTTCGAGTTCACCGATGAAGGCATTGAGGGCAAGTACGAGCGGATTGATTCCGAGGCGATCCGCGCCGGTACCCGCGTCCTTCGAAGTGACCGCTTCGCGCCGAACGCGAAGGGTGCCGAGGGTGACGTGAAGATGGAGGTTCTTTCCGGGGGCTTCGACTTCTGGCTGAAGCACATGTTCGGCACCGTTTCCGCTGGTGCCCCCTCGGGCGGCTTCACCACGTACACGGCAACCCTGGGCGACCTGAACGGGAAGAGCTTCACGGCTCAGGTTGGCCGAGTGGACAACACCGGCACGAAGGTTCCCTTCACTTACCAGGGTGGCAAGGTCAAGGAATGGGAGCTTACGAACGCCGTTGACGAGCTTCTGAAGCTCTCGGTTACGTGCGACTTCGCGAAGGAAACGATCGGCGCGGGTACCGGTGCTTACGCCCTGGCGACTCCGACGTACGTAGCGAACACGAAGCTCTTCAGCTTCGGCGGGGGCACGGTCACCGTTGGCGGTTCGTCCTTCGATATCAACGACTTCTCTCTGAAGGCGTCCAACGGCCTGAAGGATGACCGGTACTTCATCCGGAACAACGGCATGAAGTCTGAGCCGCTTGAGTCCGAGCTTCGAAAGTACGAGTGGAGCGTTAAGGGCGAGTTCAGCGGCACCACGCACGTTAACCGCGTTGCTGCGGCTATCGCGAGTGGGGCTGTCGCCGATCTAACGGTTCTTTGGGATGGGCCGGACGGTTCTCAGTTCAAGGTTCAGATGCCCTTCGCCCGGTTCGACGAAGGCCCGGTGTCCGTGGGCGGCCTCGAAGTCGTGAGTCACGACCTTTCGGGTATCGCGCTGACGGACGGCACGGCTTCGCCGGTCACGATCACCTACAAGGCTATTTCGTAAGGGCTCTCTTTTTTGCCCTGAAGCTACTATTTGGAACGGGGGAGCTGGGCTATGGCCACTGAAGGCATTTACGCAAATGTTGAGGGCCTATCCCAGTTCACCCGCGCTCTTGCGCGTGCTGGTGCTGACGGCACGAAGCAAGAGGTGAAACAGGCGAACTTCGATGTCGCCGACAAGCTGACTCAGGCCGCCAAAGAGAAGGCCGGTGGCCTGAGTCGGCAGCAAAGAGCAGCGGCTCAATCCCTTCGCGCTACGAAGACACAGAACTATGCGGCCGTTCGCCTCGGCTCCGCCCGAAAGGGCTATGCCCTGGGTGCCGAGTTCGGCGCTAAGAAGCTGACGCGTAACGGCCGTATCGCCCGAGGATTCCGCCCGTGGCGAGGAAACCAGTTCGACGGTTGGGCCGGCGGACCGGGCTACTTCCTGCACCCCGCGATTCGTGAAGAGGGCCCCGCCCTTATTCGCGAGTACATGAACCACATTGACCGCCTAATGTCGGAGGCTTTTCCAGAATGAGCAAGAACCCCGAGACGATTTCTCTTCGCGTTGACCCGGACGTTCTGACGATCGGTGACCTTGAGGACTTCGAAGAGGTCGTAGGCGCCGCCATTTATGACGTGCTTTCCCCTCGGCCGGTTATCGGCCCGGATGGAAAGAAGGTTCTCGACGAGAAGGGCCGCCCCGAGCTTGAGACGAAGATCCCGACTAAGGCCCTGAAGGCCCTTATCTGGATTACGCAGCGTGCCGAGAATCCGGGCTTCTCTCTTGAGGACGCGCGAAACGTCCGCGTCTCCGCGCTTGAGCTGGTCGGCACCGAGGACGGCCAGGGAAACGACGACGCGCAGAACGCCTAAAGGATCGGGCGGCGTTCTGCCGGTTCTACCGCATGACTCCCGGTGAGGTTCGCGGCCTTACGGCCGCCGAGTATCGCGCTTTCTGCGAGTACATGAACGAATACAACGCTAGTCGGGAGTCACACCATGGCGGATTCTAGGACGCTCCGCGTTGTCATTGTCGGCAACGCGGATTCCGCCGAAGACGCGATTCAGGGGCTCGCTGACACGTCCCAGGACGCGGGCGGCCAGGTCGACGCCATGGGCGGGAAGTTCGGCAAGTTCAAGGGCGTTCTAGCGGGCATGGGGGCCGCCGTTCTGGCGGCCCTTCCCCTCGCTGGTCTTATGGCCTTCTCGAAGGGTCTCGACGAGATCGAGAACCGGTCGAAGCTTGCGGCTCAGCTCGGTCTTACGGGCAAGGATGCGGCTCAGGCCGGCAAGCTTGCGGGCGACCTTTACGTTTCCGGCTTCGGCGAGTCGACGGCCGAGACTGGCGAGATAGTCAAGCGGGTCTCTCAAGACCTGAACATGTCGGTTAACGACGTGGACTTTAAGCCGATCGCCGATAAGGTCGGCACCATTTCGAAGGTCATGGATCAGGAGATAGGCGGCACTACTCGGGCCGTTACCAACCTTCTCCGAAATGGCCTGGCGAAGAATGCTGACGAAGCTCTCGATATTGTCGCCGCGGGCTTCACTCACGGAGTCGACAAGAGCGAAGACTTCCTTGACACCCTGAACGAATATGGAACTCAGTTCAGGAAGATGGGTCTCGACGGTGCTACGGCTACGGGCATTCTTTCCCAGGGCCTAAAGGGTGGCGCGCGTGACGCTGACTTGGTCGCCGATGCGATCAAGGAATTCTCTATTCGCGCGATTGACGGCAGCAAGACCACAGCTGACGGATTCAAGGCTATCGGTCTTAACGCGGGCGACATGGCGAAGCGTATCGGTAAGGGCGGTAAGTCTGCCTCTGACGCGCTTCAGGAAACCATGGACAAGCTTCGGGGGATGAAGGACCCGGTTAAGCAGAGTGCCGCCGCTACGGCGCTTTTCGGTACTCAGTCCGAGGATTTGGGTAAGGCCCTTTACTCGATTGACCCGAAGAACGCGGTTGCCTCCCTGGGCAAGGTTGGCGGTGCGGCCGATCAGATGGCCGACACCATGCACAACAACGCTGCGGCGAAACTGGAGACGTTTAAA